AGAGAGGCCGTCGTCGGACACGAACACGAGGTTCCCACCGAGCGACCGGATGACCTGCAACCTTGACGCGTTGTACGCCCGCTGTGACGCAGTACGCACAGCCATCTCCACGTAACTGGAGAGCGCCCAATCGCGCCCCGATTTGTCGGTGAAGCCGGTGATCCCGTGACGCATGAACTCGCGCCATGCTTTCGCCTCAGCCTGCTGCGGTGTGTACCCGTTCGGGAGCACCTGACCTGCTGCGCCGGCCGGGTTGACGAGTTTGTACAGGTCGTCGTCGAGCCGGGTGAGGCGGAACCGGACATCCTGGAGCTCGGAGTCGAGGTCGGCGCGGATCGCGTTCGCCGCCCGGACACCGTGCAACTCGTACGGGTCAAACTGCGGGTTGAACTCGGGGGGCAGGAATCCGCCGTGGGAGCCGCCTGAGCCGCCACCAGCACCCGAACGGCCACCAGTGTGAGCGTGGACTGCTTCCAATGCGTTCGAGTGCGTGACAGCGGCTGTGAGCGCCGGGGTTTCGTCCGTGAGCCGGGCGACGACCTGCGCGGCGAGCCTGCGGACCAACGACCGTGCCGTGTCCGCGGGCAGTCCTGACGACAACACCTTCCGGGCGATCCCTGCGATACCGCCAAGTAGCGCTGATTCGGCCCACAGGTATAAGGCGATCAGTGCCGCCTCAGCCTGCCTGGATTGCGGCGGCTGATTACCCTGCGGCGGCGGAGTGTTCGTCACGATCCCGCCTCCATCGCAGCCAGTTGCGCGCGTACACGAAGCCGTAAGCGAGCGCCGAGAAGATGAACCCGTACTGGCCAGTGACCAGCGCGAAGACAATCCAGAGCACCTGTGCAGCGAGACCAATCGCCCAGCCCCATAGGTTGCGGCGCCCGGCGAGCCAGATGCCGACTATGCCGATGACAGCCAGACCGACCGACCACACGAGGTTCAGTGTCATCAGAACGCCTTAGGTTGCGGCCCCGGGGTGATCTTGTCGGTGCGTTTGGCCTGGTCGGGCGCGTTCTGTGGTGCCTGCGCCGTGTCGATGCCTTCGACGTTGACTCCCTTGACGCCGTACGAGTTCGCGTCGACACCACCAGTGTCCGACCCTGTCGCCGCGGTCGCAGCCCACAGGAACCCGGGCTTGTTCTCTGGGAGCATCGAGTAGTCCTCGCGGATCCGGTCGACTTCGGCGTTGATCTGCTCGTCATCCCAGTCCTGATGCTGCGCACTGACCCGCTCGTACAGCGAGATCGCTTCCGCGTTGACCAGGGCGAGGAGCGTGTCGGCCATCACCTTCGGTTCGATCGTGTCCGTGTCGGGCCATTCCACGTCCGGGAGAGCGTCCCCGCGGCCGGGGCCAGCGAACACGAACTCGTCGACGTCCATGAGTGCTGCGTACAGTTCCCGCAGCTCGGGACGGCAGTACATGATCGACGACTGCCTGGTCAGTGTGGTCAGGTTCGATCGTTCGTTGACCTCAGTGGCTGTGATCGCGACCTCACCAGCATCACCGAACGACTGCGGAGAGAACCCGCAGTCCTGGTAGATACGCGAGAGCAGGTGCGTGACCGTCTCGAGGTGCTCTTTCCACCGAATGTTCGGCTGGAACATCTGAATGAACGACTCAACGGAGCCTTTGCCAGTGGTCGACGGATTCAGCGATCCGACCATCTCACCGGTTTCGGTGAAAATCTCCCGGTCTGCGTCGAAGATGCCACCCTGGCCGGCGGGGCCGACCTCGATGAGGTTCTTCGGGACGATGATGCGGGCTTTGCCGAGACGAATGTCGCGCATCCATGACGTGTACGCCTCATCTAACTGGTCGAGGAGGTCCTCAACACCGTCGAGTGCGGACTTCCCGAGATCCTTCGCGGCCGGGTCCTTCCGCAGTCGGCCGTTCGGACGTGCCCACGGCAGGTATGCGGCGGTGAGCTTCTTCGATCCGGTCGGGATGGACGATTCCGCGTCAACAAGCTCGGCCAAGTACGAAGCGTCGGTGTGCTCGGTGAGCGGCACACGCCGGCCCAAGTCTTTGTCGCTGGAGCCTTCGAACAGGCCGAACTCGATGCGGCCCTTCTCGTGCATTTCCAGCAACTTGTACGAACTGTCGCGCCCTTCCAGCGGTGCGAGCTCGGACCAGAAGATCACCGACGCCAGGCGGCGTCCACGGAACTCAGGCACAGCAGCGTCAGAAGCGACCGTGACCAGGTACGGGCCATCCTCGGACACTTCCTCATCCCACGCGACCTTCACATATGAGCCGCCGTGCGCGAACCGAAGTTCACCAGCCTCGAGGAGGGCAGCGTGCGCACGGTCGTCGAGGATCTCAACCAGACGTGCGGTTGCAGCTTTCCCCTGCGCCTGAGTGAGACCGGTGTCATCGTCGTCACCGTCCATGTCACCGAAGTGCACGTCCGGCATTTGCGAGAACACCACATTCGCGGCCATCGTCGCAATGTTCGACGCAACAGGGACATGCATCTTCGTCGGCCGCTGCGACGTCGTCTGCGGTGTCGGTGTGCCCCAGAAGAACCGACGCACCTGACCCCACACGCTCGTGCGCTGCTGAAGCGTGTTCACGGCGTACAGGTAGCCGAGCGCGTCCGTGTCGTTCGTGTACCAGGCGTCGAAACGCTGGATCGCGTCGTACGCGTGCCCGAACTTCGCAGGGGGCCATTTCTCACCGGAGTCGGGCAGCGGCATGTCGGCTCCTTGAGTGATTTAGGTGGCGCGTGACCTCGCAGCCTTGGAGGCGCACGAGCGAGAGCAGTAGTTCTTGCGGGCGTACTTGTTGACGGTGAAGTCGGCCCCGCAACGAGCGCACTGGCGTGTCTCGTCGTCCAGCCCTGACGCTCGGCGCCATGCGGTCTTGCAACTGTTCGAGCAGAACCGCAACGGCATCTTCGACAGGAAGGCGTTGCCGCACTGCTCGCACGTGCCGGACAACAGCGGTCGCTCGGCCATGACCTTGCGGCCGTGCTCGCGATGCCACTCAATGCCCTCCGGTGTGGAGTGCCACTCGGCGGCTGCGCCTCGGATGCTGTCGAGGTGTGCCATGTGCTCGGGGCTGTGGAGGCGCGTCTGGCCGTCCTCGGCGTTTCCATGGTGGCTGTGGTGCTCGGCCTCGGAGAGGCACGCCAGGTTCGACAGGTCGTTGTTCAGCGGGTCGTGGTCGAGGTGGTGAATGTGGTGGCCCTCGGGGATCGGCCCGTTGGCTGCCTTCCATATCTCCTCGTGGAGCCTGCCGACGCCGCGCGCCTTGTCCCATGCGCCGGGGGTGAAGTACACCCGGTCAGAGCGACGCTCGGACTCGGGATACCGGCGGAAGGTGATTCCGTTGAACTTGATGCTCTCTGACTTCATGAGAACAGCGTATCGACCACCACCGACATTCGATGGTCAAACGGTCAGCATCGGACGCCATACCGACTCAGTACTAGTTATCGCATAGCGTCCAGCGTCTAAGGAATGGTCGGCCACTTTCACGGGCTTGTCTTCGCCCTTGGATGTCGCTTTGGGGTCCCAGGAGTAGCCGGGGGCTTCCTGGTTGAACCCGGGCGTTCTCGTGGTCGTGTGCAAGTGACCGGACGACAGGAGGGATGCGACGGTACCGATGCCGTACGACACGGAGTTGTCGGCGTGGCGGACGTTCGGGAGCCCGTCAGCCTGCAACTGCACCTGGAACGATGCGGCCGCAGGGTCGAGGAACACCCACTCCGGTTCGAGGTGCGTCCGGTACGGGAGGTGGTCGGCGTGCAACCATGCCCGGAGTTCGCCGGAGAGCTGCTCGTTCGTCTTCCGCAGCTGGGCTGTGGCGGGGTCGTACCGCCATTCGTCGACGAGCCACAGGTTCGAGCCGGTGCGGTGACCGTAGTCGTTGCGGACGTCGCTGATGCCGAGGAGCATCGCGGATGTGGCGTTGGTGGTACCGAAGTCCACACCGACCGCGAGCAGCCTGCGCATCTCCGGCAGGGTCTCCCAGGGCACGATGTGCTTGTCGGGGTCCCACATGTCGAAGATCGCGCCCTCAGCGGCCACCCACTCGCCGAGGATGAAGCGGCGGTACCAGAGTCCCGTGTATTCGCGCTTGATCGACTCGACGTAGTTCGGTGAGAGTGACGGGTTGTCGTCGATCGTGAACTTCCACGACCGCCAGTCGGGCAGCTTGTCGAGACGGTCGAGGAACTTCCGTTTCAGCCAGTGCGCCGGGTTGTCCGGGTTCGTGGTGCCGAACAGTTGCGCGCCAGTGATGGACATGCGGCCGAGGAGCTGTGTGAAGAACTCTTCGGGGATTGTGGTGAGCTCGTCGACGCAGGCGCCGGCGACGGTCATGCCTCGAATGACCTTCTCCGCTTTCGCGTCCGATGCGCCGAGGATGTGCACACGCCGGCCGAGGATCGCGACGGTGGGGGCACCGTAGTTCCCGATGACCTGATCCGAGATGATGCCGAACAGGTCGGGGTCTTGCATGGGGGCGACCATGTTGCGCCACACGCTGTCGCGGGTGCGGCCGATCATGACGAGCTCGCCGCCGCGTGGTGCGGTGGCGCAGTAGATCAGCCAGCGGAGAAGCGCCGTGATGGTCTTGCCCGACCGGATCGAGCCTTCCCAGATGTTGACGCGGCCAGCCGATTCGCGGCACGATGTGAGTTGCTTACCGGATAACGGGAGGGCGTCGAGCACGATGCCTCCCACGGGTCGGTTACAGGACGCGGTGAGTGTTCCTGCTGTCCTCGCCGCTGATGACGTGCTCGCCGACGCTGAGCTTGGCCTTGAGCGTGTCGATGGCGCCATGGGCCTCGGTGGCCACGACGGGACCGAGCTTCTCAAGGCGTTCGATGACCTTGTCGAGTTCGGCGTGGAACTCGGTAGCATCGAGGTGCAGCTTGACGGTGATCTTGCCTTCGGGGGCAGCCATGTCGGCTCCTTCGTGTACTGGGTTATCCACAGAGCGAACGCTCAGCGGACTCTCAAGCTGACGTAATAAGCGTTATCGGGGCGATTCGAGCGGGTCACTCAGCCGAGTTATCCACAGGCTCAGCACCGATACCAAGCGCCCGACCCAGCTGGGCGAGCATGCTCTTCGCGTCGTCCGCACCATCACCCGACGTCTCGACAACACGGGTCAGCTTGTCGAACGTGATCCCCGCCGTCGTGATGATGTTCCGCCGCACCTCGACCGGGGCAGTGTCGAGCTCGTGCTCCTCGTACGTGTTGTCCTTGCCGCCGAAGTTGTAGACCAAGTACGGTTCGTCGATGTCGTCGAGCATCGCCTCAGCCGCGGCCAGCATCTTCTCCGCCAACCGGATCCGCCCAGCAGCGAGGTCAACCCTGTGCGCCTGATTCGCCGCAGCAACCTGTGCACGATCGAATGACCGCTTCGAATCCTTCGCCCACTTCGAAACCGTCGACGCGGCCACACCCAGTTCGCGCGCGATCGCATTGCAACCAAGACCCTGATCGAACAGTTCCTGAGCGCGTTCGGCGTCGAATGTTCGGCCACTCATGCGCTGTATTTCTGGATGAGCGCTTTCAGCTCGGTGGTGTCGATGTTGATGGCGACGGTGAGGCGGACTGTGGTGGGTCCGCCGCTCGGGTTGAGGAGAGCGATGTTGAGGCTGCCGGGGTCGAAGCTGGTGATGCTGGCGAGGGTGGCGACGTCGGTTTCGAAGTCGGGGCCGAGGTTCAGTCCGGTCACAGTCAGCCTCCTGGGGGTGTCGGCGGTCGCGCAGGTCGTCCGGGCCGCGGAAAGGTACGGGCCCTGCTTTGGGATGCCTTCACGGCTTTGACTGCCGTGTTGACGCGACCGCCGAAGTGTTCAGTGTCCCGTGGGTAGCCACCCGTAGTCGTCGAAGAGTGCGGCGATCATTGCCGGGTACACGGCGGATGGTGGAATGTTCTTGAACAGGTGCAAGCCGGCCTGTTTGTAGGCGGCGTCGGCGAGCTCGGAGCAGATGTACCGGTGATCGGCCGCGAGCTTGTTCTCAAGCCATTGCGGCGTGTCGTCACCGGTGGTGAGCGCGAGCGCGATGAGGGGGATGTCTTCCCACGCGTACGGTGCGCCTTCACGGTCTTCGGTCCACTTGACGATGCTGTCGCGTTCGTCGCCTTTGTAGATGAACTGGGACCAGACGATCGGGCGGTCGTAGGTGTCGATTCGGGTGATGCGTGCGCCGCCTGGCATCGCCTCGAGGAGACGGTCGTTGTCGAGGGCGGTGACGCAGTGCGTGTATTTCGCGAGGTGTGCCGGTTCACGCAACGACTGAAAGAAGCGGATGCCGTCCGAGTAGATACCGGTCGAGCAGACGAGACCGATCTGCGCGGTGAGGTCGACCATCAGGAGGCTGGCGTGACGGGCGGTGCAGGCGTGTGCCCTGCTGCCGCGATCTTCGCCGCTTTGGCAGCCATGTCGGTCAGCGCCTTCGAGTGCGACAGGTCGAGGACGTGGCGGGCTTCGGCGCACATTGTGGCGTTGTAGCTGATCGTGCACTCGTTGTCCTGCTTGGTCTCGCCAGAGTCGGACCAGTTCGTTGATCCGGCGATGCGCCAGAGGCCATCGACGACGACCATTTTGCGGTGGATGATCGCACCGTGCTCGGATGTGCCGATCGCGACAGAGTTCGATTCCATCTCGGCCTTGAACTTGGTCAGCAGGGCTTTCTCGTGGACGCCGCCGGCCTGGGACTTGTCGAGGGTGATCTGGACGTAGATTGCGGGGTTGTCGAGGATGTGGGCGATGAGTTCGGCGAGTTCGTCGTCATCCCAGCCGAACATCGACACGATGAGGCTTTTCGTCGTGGACGCGATGACTGTTTTGAGTGCCCCG